AGTTGCAAGCACCCCGTTGGGTCGCCAATAGCAAAAAGATTCCTTAGGCACTTGCATAAACTGCTCTGGCCTAGGCCGCCCCCCTCAGGTCGTTGTAAGCCTTAACGATCGGCTCGGCTTCGGCAAGAAATTGCTCCCTCAGCACCTTATCTTGAGCAATAAACTTTGCGCCCCTCGACGCAAGCCACTGCCTTGCTTTCATTATAGGAAATAGGAAGTGCTTGGGTTCGGTTGGCTCGCTCATTGTAATGGGGTCGGGCAATATGCCGATGCGTAGATAAGTCTGACGCATAAGGCTTGGATCTGCATCGCCATTGCTCAGTCGCTTTTGAGTGGCTGCAACTTTCTCATATCGCTTACCCACCTCTTCAGTAATCCCTGCTTCCTCACATATAGCCTGCACGTCCTTACCTTCAGTGCGTGCCACGGCAATGATCTCGCCTGCATCTGATGCCAGTGAAATCGTCCTGCCTACCAGCTCTATTGCCTTGTCCCGAGTTTCGTTTAGTTTGTTTATTACAGATAGTAGTTTCATTTCTTAATACCTTTCTTTAGTGCGGCCATGTTGAATTTAGGTGCTTCACGCCGCCGCTTTGCGTGAACACGGTATGCCCGTTTGCGGTAGGATTCGCGGGCCTTCTCGCTTTTCTGCGATCGTGCTCGGATGCCCAACCGATCATAGACTTCTGTTACTTTCTTGCTGATCGCCTGCTTGGTGATGCCGTACCGCTTGGCCACGGCCGTCATAGATTCAGGCGAACGGTTCAGAGATATGTTCAAAACCGCATGCCCCAGCGTGTCCGTTCGGTTAGTCATAGCCGGGTGATCGGCAGACTTATCCATAAGGTGCTCTATTACTTTAGTGATAGTCGCAACCGTTGAGGTGGTGACCGTAATCCTTAAATCATCGCATGACTCAAAGACCAAGTCTTCCAAGCTGTCCATCATGCTTGCTGGATGCGGAATAACCGCTGGGATTCGTTCGATTGCTTCCTGATCTATCATATTAGATTAACCTCGCTAGTGCAGTCGTTAGTGCAGTAAGGGAAATGGTGTAATGCATTAGTGCAATAATAGGCCCTAAAGGGCCTTTATTACTGCACCTACATGCTCTCCAATACTGCACTAGTGCAATAAGGGTTACTGCACTAACGTTAAAATGGCTCATTTGTCACCTTTTTGCTGAATAAGCCAGCCTCAGTTTCTTCAATCAATCCGTCCTCTTTGGCCTGCTTCACACGGGCCTTCGCTTGCCGTTCCTGCAACCCGGTGGCCTGTTGTACGAATGCGACCACTTGGCTGTATTTAGCCCCTTCGGGTAGCTTGCCCCAATCGATCGACATGGCCTTTCTTCCCACTGATTTTTCAGGCGCCCCTACTTCAATCCACGCCATCCCCCTATCGGCATGCTTTAAGTGAACTAAAGGCTGCGTCTTGCTGGCTATAAAATCGCTCGCAGTAACGCCAGGACGCAAGCCAGACCGCTTTCCGCGCTTGGTTACTTCCAGCTTATATGTGTACGTTCCTTGCTCATCCTGACCGCAAGGCGACAGCATTAAAACGGCTCTTGCCCAATTCGTCAGCTCACTCGATCCAAATCCGCTATACGCCTTGTCGTGCCCTTGGTAACCGCTGCCGTCGCGTGTTGGCTTTGGAGTATGATGCATCAACATCCACGCCCATCCTCCTGATAACGCAAGCGGGTTTAGCAAATTACGCAAAAAGCCACCGGCAGTCTCTTGGCTGGATAAGTCGCCACCGATAAACGCCAGCAACGGATCTACCCAGGCTAAATCAGGCTTATGCTTATCACCCAGACGACGCATCCTATCGACAAAGCGCTCACCCGTGGACGTACAATCACGCACGATCACAATGTTCTGCTTCACCCCCTCCAACTCCTCTGCGGTCAGATCCAGCGCCCTTAGAATGCCCTGCAGTGCCTCCGCCACGTCGCCTTCATCGTTCTCCGCTTGGACGATCAGCGACTTTAACGGCTTGCCGTGCGGGCTAATGCCAAACAGATCACGCCCGGCCGCCCAAGTGATTGCTGCCTGTAAGCAGAGCACGCTCTTGCCCAGCCCGCTGCTCCCCACCCACAACGCCGAACCACCACGGCATATCCACCGCTTGCCTAGCAGTTGCGTTATGTCGGCATCCTCCTTAAAATTTACCAACTGCTCCCAGCTATACGGCTCAGGAATATCACCGTAGATCGTGCGCTCTTGCCACTCCATGTAAGTCAGAGTCGGTGCGCCACATTCGACTAACTCTTGCTGATTACCTGTGGCCGTACGCATAGCGCCTGGCAACCGCGACAGCCTGCCTGCGTCCTTGTTGGCCGGATCGGGTTTGCTGTGCTCCAGGTGCTTGTAAATAAAATCCACACGCTCAGCAAACTCCTTGGCATTGGCAGCCCGAATCTCCACCCAAGCGTGTAGACTGCGTGCCCCGCTCTTAATGATCGACGACGTAGGCAAACCGCTGCGCTTAATAATTGCCCACTGCTCTTGCAAAGTGCTTTCATCAAACTCAATCAGGCAATGGCGAAACTTGGTAATCGACTCGGCCTTGCGGTTCTTGCCGTTGTTAGCGTTAATCGAGACGTACACTCCAACTGCATCGCCTTGCCATTCCTTCAGGCCATCGCCCTTAAAAAGTTCTAGCCATTCCTCTCTGCTTCGAGTCTCGCCTGCACCGTCGGGTCTTTCCCTATCGCCATCTTTGATCGATCGGCAGATATTGATACTATCACCCACGTCGAAGCAGGTAGTCAGGAACTTATCTACCGGCCCGCTTTCCACGCTGATCGGCATAGGAGGTACTGGCAGATCCTCACGCACGATCGCCCCGTTCTGATAGCCGTACTTTGCCTTTGGCCTCCACGGCTCCCTAGCTGGCTTGCTGTAAGCGGATTTTACTGCTGCCACGCATTCATTCTGCGTTAGCCCATTCTTAAAGCCCCAGATCTCGGCCTCTGACTCCGCATCAAACTGCGACAATCCCTGGTCACGGAATTGCAACGCCATGCGGAATAACTGCGTGTTGCGTTCACCTTCCGGCGCCCCGTTGTGGTAAACGGCCTCGGTGGCTGGGGGCAGTGCAATCATTTTTTTGCAAACCCTTTCAACGCTTTTTTAATCACATACTCAATCACTGCCTCTTCATCTTTCTTTAACTGCTTCAACCCAAATGCGTGCAAAGCCTTTGCCGTCTTGGCGTCATAGGTTACGTCGACTAAAACCTGCTTAGGTGCGGGCCGTGCTTTGCCAAAAGTAATTTTGCCTAGATCCTTCATTTGCGTTTTCTCCTTTTGCGGGGTTTGACTTCTTTCCAAACGTTAAAATCCTTGTCGCACTCAACCGACCAGAGCATTAGTTTCTGATAAAGTGATCCGGCCAAACCCCAGCGGCACAAAGTCCTGCTAACCAAATCACCTAACCAGTATAGAAGCCACGACAACGCCCTCATTTTTTCTTCTCCAAATCCCGCTTCTGGTACGTCTGCGCCCGCTTCAGCAGCTCCTTGGCTATATGCAGCGCTATATCCAGTCGACTGCGTGCCATGATCAACCGTCCGTCGATTAGGCTTTTCTTAGCCCGCTCGAGGATTTCGATTTGCCAGGTGAGGCGTTTTACGGACATGCGGCCTCCTGAATTTCAGCAAGAAACTGACTTTGCTCAGTAGGGGTGGCTTTTATCCAGGCCGATCGCAGTAATTGTAATGGAGTACGAGTTTTGCGAAATCCAGCCAATATAGCAGCAGCGTTAGCAGATATTTTACCATCTTTAACATGATTAAAAAGATCCGGCCTTTGCTTCTTCAAACGGCTAACAGTATAGCTGCGGGTATTTCCACGCTCGGCATGATTTATAATGGTTACATTGTCACTATTATCCTTAACTCTTTTTCCTTTCTTTCCAGTCATGGCTTCGCGCCAAAGCACTAATGTCTCTGGGTCATCTGATATTAATTTACGAATTTTTACGGGATCATATCCGCAACCGTCCAACGGGGGAGTTGTAAGAAAGCTATAAAAAGAGGTATGCTCAACTATTTTACCAGTACGGATTGTTCTTTTTTTCCATGCCTCTGTCTCAAGAAGTCTTTTAATCATGCCAGGTATTTGCTCTAAAGATTTACCTCCACGGCTAACTGCGCTCCAAAGAGCCTCTACAAGCACTCCGGCTTCGGTTTCGTTCATGGTTGTGTCGAGGTACAAGACTTAAGTTCTACCTCAATCATTATATGTTTTTGCATCAACTTTTCTAACGTTAGTTTTGGATCTTTTTTACCTCTTACTCCAATCTTGTCGTTAAATCTGTTGTGAATTTCACGTTGTGTCTCTTTTGTGTATTTAGTGAGCCTGTTGACCCTTTGGTTAATTAACCTGCTAAGATCCTTTCTTTGGGTTCCCTTTGGCTTCTCCTGTTCGGCCGGCATTATCATTTGAGAGATTAGAGGGCTGTTTTTAGACTTCTCGTATGCAGATATTATTGAATAAGCGTTACAGTAAGAAGTGTTAGTTTGCCGACAGACATCGTTTATTTGTTTTGCAAAAGACTCGGCCAATGTTTCACCTGCTATAATAGTTGTTTTAACGTCGATACCAGAACTGACTACCGTGTAATTTGTCGGGTTTCGCTCAACTGACTCCCTAGTGCATTTTTCTTTATATTGCTCAAGACCAATTTTAACCTGTTTTTCAATCTCTAATGCATGTTTTCTGTTGTCCTCAGTATCAATAGCGATTACAGAGCAATCCAATAAGAGTGCATCAGATTCCTGCTTTCTAATTCCTCGCCCAACTAATTGTCTAAAGAACAAAGCGGTCTGGCATGATGAAAGCATAGAGATAATGCATATTCTAGGAATGCTCACCCCTTCACTCACCATCTTAACAGATATAAGGCACCTTTGATTACCTTTGTTAAATGCCTCAAGTTTTTTACTTGAATCATTATCATCGGAAGTCACAACAGTCGCAGGAGTTCCATCTAGCTTTAGCCAATGATTGGCCACCTGTTGTGCGTGCGCAATATCCTTACACGTAATTAAGACAGCTGCATCTGGCTTTAATATACGTTTGTTATTAAGCTCTTGAATTGTATTTGTAAGCATACCCGCAATTATCGAGTCGTCTCCAACCAGCCTACCCATTCCCTTTTCTTTAACATTGTCTCCATTAACTTGAAACTCTCTGCCTTCGCTGTCTCTTAAGTATGTAAAGGCATTAAAAAGATCAAATTTGCATGGCCTTACAATTCCGTCTCTTAAAGCATCAGTGTAAGAATACTCAAAGTCAGGGCTATAAGAACTTTGATCAATTACACCCCCATGAATAATTGATTGATCATGGCGAAAAAACGTTCCGCTTAGGTTAAGTATAGTTCTGGCGTCATAGAATGCTTCCTTAATTGCACGACCAGTTGCTTTATCGTCACCGTTATGATGACACTCATCTAAGCCGACAAACAGTCTAAATCCTTTTTTTGATAGTAACGCAAGGCTGGGTGCTAATCCTGACAAAGCCTGATAAGTCATAATGATTCCGTGATAATCACTAGACAGTCCGCAACCAGACCAGTTTGGATCTAGTTGTACGCCCATTTTTGCCGCGTCTTGATACCAGGCATTTTTAATGCTTAGGGTTGGAGTAACTACTATAAATATGTCTTGAGGTGTTCTTTGCTGCAAGAATGCCATAATTCCAAAAAAGGTTTTGCCAGCTCCATAGACTACTTCTGCATTAAAATATACATTACCGTGTGCAGCTATTTTTTGCAGTGCGTCTTTTTGCCACTCCCTCGGCCTAAAGTTGTTGGACTTAGTTAAGTTTTCAGCTGCAGTTAATGCTTGTATGTTTGTCATGTTTGTTTTCCCTCCTTGGCTGTAGGCCATAATATGATCGGCATGAAAGTGTGATCCCAATTCCGTGCCAGATTGCATAGACTTACCATCGCTCAATAAATAGGCGGCGCGTCTTTGCTTTTTTGTAAATGCTCTAGCATCACTCATTTTCTTTTCCTCCTTGTATCTTGTTTGTTTAAGTATTTTTCCCATTCCAGCTTTGCCGCTTCAGCCTCTTCATCTGTAGCAAACGGCCCCCATCCACACTTCGGCCAGCCAGCCTGCATATAAAAGCGTTCGCCCATCGGATAACCCGCATCTGTAAAAAGCCGGCGGCCTATGATCTTTAACTTCACAGCACCGCCCTCGGCAGCGGCCCTGCCAGTTTGTAGTGGTACCTGCTTGCGTCGTATTCCAGCGGATAGCCGAAAAAGTCACGCAGCAGATCGATGTCTCGTTGAATTGTCTTGTAGCTACATTCAAGCTCTGCGCCCAACTTGGCACAGCTCGGCAGCGTCAGATCCCGGCGCAACATTCCAACTATCACGCCAAGGCGGCGAAACGTCGGCCGTGTGTCGCCAAGTTTCATAGCCCGTTTGCGCTTAGAGGCGAGCCTCGCGGCAGTCGTGCTCACTTCATCACCTCCACCATCGCCACCCTCGGCAACCGCATTGCGTTAAACTGCTTTTCGCTCGCAGCAAAGACGTCAATCACCGGCAACTTCCCACCGCTCGCCTTCTTGCTCTTTACGGCAGTGCCAGTATCTACGGCCACCCATTCACGCTTGCCGTTTAGGATGCGGATCTTGCTCCACAGCGGAATGATGTCTGGATCGACGGCGCAGTGACGGCCAGCCCGCAGCCTGGTGCCAGTGCTTGATTGATAGCGACTGCTCCATTCGTCCTCACCCGGCCAGTAGCCGGTGATACGAACTTTGATTTTCTTCACGTCGATCTTCTTAGCGATCGGGCGCAAGTCGATGAGTGCGTTGCCTAGCTTTGTGGTTGTGAATCCCAATAGGGCGATGAACGAAAGCAGAGTCCTCATAGCCCTGCCCTTATGCGATCGATCAGATCGTTCTCGCGTGCCTCGCTAGCCGCCAGCGCAGCCTTAGCCTCTGCCAGCTCACGGGCCAACGAGCGCACGCGGTTCAGTAACTGCTCTTGGGTGGATTGTTCGGGCAGGATCTCAATCACAACGCACCTCACGCGGGTCGTACTTCTTCAGCCAACGCCACACCTTGCAGATGGAAGTGAACGCCTCAAACGCAAAGCAGACCTGCTCTGCCGTGTATTTGACCTCTGCCAACTGCCCCGTCACTGGATCGATCAACACGTTGCGACAGGCCATGTGCTCGTCCGTGAAAGCGTACGCATAGGCGCTGAGCTGAAGCAGATCAGTTTCGTATCCTGCCGCCTTGCCGTTCTTAAATTTGCGGGTCTTAAAATCCACCACCTCGATCTCGCCGTTGATGTCGCAAATAAGATCTACTCGGCCAGCGTAGCCTTCAGCTTCATTTACCATCACTGATTCACTGGCGTGAACTTTTGTCACGTCTTTGTGCCATTCCTTTAGCGATGCAAAGTGAGGCTCGTATCCTTTCACCAGCTCACCCGGCTCCTCGCCGTTAATTATGATTTCAGCCAGGGAATGAATGTGCGTCCCGCGGGCAGCAGCCGCCTCCACCTCCTTGCGGCTGTCCAATACCACACGCTTGGCAAAGTCGCTGTCGGCTTCGCCTTCGTTCCGTGGTAAGGACAGGGCGGATAGAATAGCCTGCTCCTCCTTCCAGTTCATCAGCCCCTGTTTACTAGGGCCAGCCGCTCCAAGGATTGTAGTGACGGACGGAAACGCCCCCACCTTACGGGCAGATCGCAGATCACCGTGGCACGACTCACCCGACCTAAGGTAGTAGTGCGCCGATTCCGTTTTAGCGGTGACGATGATCGGTGCCATCAGTTCCACCTTCCGATTGCTTGCATGAGTTGCAGGCCCAGCGCAACGGCTACCAGCGGCAGCATTATTTGAATTACGATTGTTAGGATTTGCATAAAATCTTTCTGGCCAGGGTGGGATAGAACCACCCAGGCCAAATGCTCAGAACGGCATAGGTGCACCGTCGGCATCTAACTCGACGACGGCTGGTTTCGGTCCGCCAGGGCGATTGCATTTCCTGACGAAGTCTTTATCGACTTTAACTTTGTTTGCGCCCGCGGGCAGTACCGCCTGCACGTTGGCGTACGTTGATCCATCACGCTCCGCATGAGTCACGAGGATCTGGCACGGCTTACCGATCAGCGTTTCCAAATCCAGATTCTGCGGTGGCGCCTTTTTGGCGTAAGACTTCAAGTCTTTGAAGAGAGCCGCTTTCTCATGCAGGCTCAGTCCGTAACGCCGGCCGATGGTGAACGGCCGCCCGTCCTCCATTTTTTCAGCGATCTGCCATACTAGGCGGATCTGATGCTTCTTTCCGTACTGCGTTTCTATTACGCCGAGATCCTCTACGTCGCAGAACACTGCGTCGTGATTCCCTTCTGGGGCTGGCGTATATGTGCCCCCTCTTGATGCTACGATTGGCATACTAGGATTTCCTTTCTTGGTTTCTTTGTTTTTGTTTCTTGGATTTGCGACGACTACTCATCGTCACAAAAATCGTTGTTTCGGTGCGGTTGGTTTAGGTTTTGGAACTCGCGGTCGGCCAAGTGCCAAGCGATCTCGTGCTTCCGGGCCAGTTGCTTTGCCTGGTCGATCTCGCCTCGGTTCAGCGCTTTCACCACTCGCTCGGCTGAGTTGCGACAGGCCATGACTTCAATGTTTTCGATCAGGCGAAATTTAGTCAGGTCGGTCATAATCAGCCCCGGCGGTTGTTGCCGTAGTAGTCGCAGAAACGATGGAAGTCGTAATCGGAATCACGCTCCTCGCGCTCGTAAGCCTCGTTTTCGTAGTCAGGCTTTTCGTTGTTAAATTCAGTCGGTTCTTTGGGTTCGCTCATTTTGTTTTCTCCTTCATCGACAGGCGGAATGATTTGGCGGTCATCGCCACTGCTTCAGCCGTCAGGCACTTCGTTGTAAAGCGCCAGATGCGCCAGCCCAGGTCGGCGGCTGCTCGATATTTTTCGCAGTCCTTGACCATTCCCATGCCGCGGCCGTGCCTTCCGCCAAACTGCAGAAACGCACCACCGTCCAGCTCGATTGCGCAGCGGGCGGATTTGCAGGCAAAGTCGAATCGCCATTTGCGGGTCGGGTGGAACGTGTGCTCGGCCACTAGCTCTGGCCCGCCGGCTACTTTCCAAAGCAGGGCAAACTTGGCGGCTAGGGCGCTCACAGGCTTGCCCCCTGCTTTTCGATTAGTCCTTTTAAAATATCTTCAATGCGTTCTAAACGATTGCGGAGATCGCGATGCTTTGTCTGCAGATCGATGAGCGCGGTAGTTTGGGAGAGTTGAGCCGATCCGTAGCTCTGGCTGGCACTCGCTGGCAACACGCCCTCTTTTTCTAGGTCGCGTATCATAGCCAATCCTTTAAATGCTTTCTGACTACATCGATCACCCAGCAGATCGTGCAAATGCAAACCACAAGGCCGCCAATCCCAGCTCCGACAAACAACGCCCAGCCCACGATAAAGCCGGACAGTTGCGACAGATCCCGCAAAAGTTCCCAGGAGATCATCGCTGGGCGCTCCACATGCGGGCGACCGCAGGGTTAGGGTGGTAAGCAGGCTCCGCCGGATACCCGCCGCGAATTAAAAGAGAATGTTGCTGGTAGTGCTTCTTTTTAGGCTCAGTTATTACTGCCGTGTTACCATTTCGGCGTAAGTCGTTGTAGCCATAAGCCTCGGACGGGGTGGGATTTGAACCCACGGTACAATTACCTGATTCGATTTGATCTATTATGCTTGGGAAGCTCATTGTATAAACTTGCGTTAAACTAACCGAATGTTACCGTTATCACCTTGGCTTATTCCTACATTAAAAAGGGCAGCCCTTGGTTCTTTATACGATTTAAAGACCCGACTGGAAAATGGCGTAGCAAGAGCACTCGCTACCGAACGGACAATACCCTTCACCGCGCGAAGGCAACGGCCGAGGCCGCTAGAATTGGAGTAAACGAAAAGCGAACGGATAACGGCCATAACTGGGTTGATGATTTGATTGAAAATCACCCCGTTTGCCCTCTGACAAAAGTTTATTACAGAAATTGCTGGCGTCATCTTGTGCGATTTATTAATGAAAAAAAAATAACCCTGCAAGCGTTTTCTGCAAATGATTGTGAAATTTATTTGAAGTGGCGCCAAGGCCTCCCACGCACGTCCGGCGGCAAGGCTGGACGCAACCAGGCCTGCCAAGATCTGAAGATTCTGAAATGGATTCACCGCCAAGGCCGACTGCTGGGCAAGATGGACTCCGTTGCCCTTTTGGATTACAGAATAAAAAGGGGGCCGATAGTCCGCGTAAAACCCGTCTTTTCGGACAATGAGATTAAAATAACCAGAAAGGCCCTGGCAGTTGAAGGCGTGCCCGAATGGATGCGAGTCAGCTTTGAGATCGCCCTGGCTACCGGCTGCCGACTTCGTGAAACACAGATCCCGCTTGAGTGTGTGGATCTGAAGAATCGCGTCCTTACCTTCCCCTGCCCCAAGGGTGGCACCGGCAAATCGTTTAGCATTCCCATCCCGGCCGCTATCGAACCCATGCTCGCCAGAATGAAGGCTGAGGGCCGCGAGGTCACTTGCATCGTGCCTTGCACGCGAGCCTCGCTTTGCTGGCGTAGGCTCTTGGATATTTGCGGGCTTAAACGGCACTGCTTCCATTCCCTTCGCGTAACTCGTGTAACCAGGCTTCGTCTTTCAGGGTGTTCGCAATCTGTCGCCATGAGACTCGTGAATCACTCCTCGACGCTAGTGCATGAGCTTTACCAACGGCACTGCGTAGACGATCTGCGGGACGCGGTAAATTTAGGCCAGTCTGCGTCAGTCGCCATTGATCAAAGTCAGACGGAATTATCTTCCCAGCAATCAGCGGAAAGCCTGACAGTTCCCGCATTTGCTTAATCCGCACGTAACCCAACCCGTAAGCGGCGCCTAACTGGCGAAGGGAAAGAGCTTGGTTCTGCTGGCGCAGTTTCATGGCAATATCGTTGAGACGCCCCAAGCTCATAAATTTTAGATTTGCTCTCCCGATGCCCTTGCGAGCAGTTGGGTGATAAGCTGAGAAAGAGATAGCCGACGAGCGGCGGCCAATTTTTGCGACGCCTTTTTCACCGCTACTGGCAAGACGATGTTTGTCTTTTCAGACTTTAAACCGCTGAGTGGTCGCCGAGGCATACGCCTTTGCTACGCATACACGGCGTATTAGCAATACTTTTCTTTTGGGCATTAACTTTTCTTTTTAAACTTGAATGCGTATTTATTACGCATACAATGACCCCTATGAAGAAGGTCAAAACTAACCTGACTATTGACCCAAAAGTGAAACGCAACGGCGAACGAATGGCTAAAAAAGGCGGATTATCCCTTTCGGCATATATCACCACCCTGCTAGTCAAAGAGCTGGAAAAACAAAAAAGACGCTAAGTTTTGCCTGTTTTAACAGCCGTAAGCCGATAGTGCGGTACTCTTCGACAGTATCCAATTTTCCCGCCACGCTGGCTTATTTTAATTTTGATTGAAAATACTTTTCTCTCTGCCCCGCCGGCCTTAATCATGCGGGTTAAAACCTTGTTTGTATAAACGTCCGACTTGCCCCACTGCTTTGAAATCTCAATTTTGGTAAACCATCCCGGCGGCACTACCTCCTCCCGATCTCCGGCTACGTAGGCATCTAGAGCTACTGCCCAATCTTTTACACTGGGTATCGCCACACGCCTCCGATCGGTGATAGCACGTTCACCGTGCACCCTTCCCCGCCCTCCACGTACTCGCCCCAAGCCACTCCATGCTGCCACCTAGTAACCGAGCGCTGACGCCTGGCGTAGTGCATGCTGGCGATATCGGCCAAGCAACCGATCGACCAGCCCACCGGCGCACCGATGCTGCGGCCAGCCACACGATCGACGCGGTGTAGGTGGCCCATCACAACAGGCTTTCTAAGCATCTCGACATGGTCACGCACGGCTGCCTCCGAAAACATAAAGCCGTGTCCGAATGCCGTTCCTCCCAGCTCCCGCCAACCTTTCTCAATGTCGTAGGGCACGTACTGCGCC